TTTCAAATATTGCTCCACTACCAGCAGCAGTAGTAACAGTGGTTACTCCAGGTAAAGAGTAATAATTAGATCCTGGATTTGTTATTTGTACTTCAGCAACTGGCCCAAAAGTATGGGTACAATCAGTTTCATATGAAACATCAGATGAAGAACCATATGATGGTTGCTCAGGAACTTCTGGAATAGTATATGTGAATGAGGTTGTTGTCCCTAAAGTTATCACATGTTTTCCATTGTAAAGACTTTCTCTTACTTTTATTTGGTTTCCAAGAATAACTTCATCATCAACAATAATTTTTCCCTTGTCCGCAGGGACATCGGGCAGATTAGTTTCCGTTATAACATCCAATTTATAATATAGGACTTCAGGGATATTTTTATTGACCGTAAGTGTTGCTTTTCCACCAGCGGTTCCGACTTTACCATCCCGCGTAAATTCAAAATCAGAACTAGTCTCAGAAGTATTCCAAACCTTAGTAAAGTTTTTATCTCTATAAAGATTAAGTTCAAATGCTGAATATTGTGTTCCCTGTCTTGTGAATGAAAGAGAATTGTCCGAAAGATCAAATGTCACCGTTGAATCTTTGAAGAATCTGATATTTGGGTTAATTGGATTAATGGTTCCAAGTGAAGCACTTGTTATTCCAACAATATTTGGTTTTGATTGAGTTGAGTCAAAATAAGTATTTGATAATTTAAATGTATTGTTATCAACTTTAACAACATAATACATTTTTTCATTTTCCAATCCCTGCGAAGGATTAGAAGAAGTATGAATAATTTTATCTCCCGTTTCAAATCCATGAGAAGATATTGTAATTGAGTTTGTTGAAGTATTGATCCCGGTTGTAGTAAATCCAACAGGGTTTATCACAACCCTTCCATTGTAATCATTATACTTAACAGTTACAATTCCAGTATTTTGTGGATTTACTTTCACAAAAATATTATGAGGAGCACTAAGTCCATGAGTTTCTGCTGTTGAAACTGTAACTATATTTCTTTGAACTTCCCCTGTAATTACATCATAGTTTGTTGTGAAACTATGAGTATCACCTGTACCAACTGTTCTAAAGAATAATGTGGAGGAATCTGTGTTAGCTCCACCTACAAATGTTCCGGTGGTCCCGAGTCCAACTCTGATAGTGGCAATTCCAATTAAGTCATCAGATATTTTTGCAACAAATAAAGTTTGACCATCAGATAAAGTTGTTCCTACTCCAACGTTTGTTTCATCTTGAACAATGATACCATTTCCACCAGTGCCAGGGGAATATGTAATTTGATCTCCGGTCTTAAGGTTATGATTTTTAATAAAAATACTCTTAGTTGGAATAAATGCTTGAGTAATTCCTGATCCTGGATTTGCAAAGGAGATGGTAGTTCCAATACCAACACCGGCAGTTGTTCCCAATCCAACTGCACTTGATGGATCAAAATAAATTTGCCTATTCAGACTATAATTATAATCTGTATTAAATCCAGCGTTAATTTTTAATTTTCTTGGAACCTCGTAGATAAACTTACCTATCGTGTGAGAGGTGCCTGTGGTGCCCTCTACTGCCCTTAAAACTCTAATTCTAGAGGATAGGGTGTCCACGTTCAATACTTTTATTTTTTCACTACCTGCTAAGAGAATGTCATTTTCTCTTATGCTTGGGTAAGACAAATCTCCAGTTACTCTGAAGAAAGTTACGATTCCAGTAACACTAGGTGCTCCTATTGCTACTCCAGTGCTTCCCACCCCGGCTATTCTTAATCTATTGGTTTGAATACCTGCACTATAATTTCCTTCAATCCCGGATGATGTTGTTGACAATCCTGAAATTGAGACAATGTCTAGGTTTTCAAAATTGTGTGGATTATCTGCAAAAAGTAAATATTCGCCCTTAGATTCCCCTGGATAAAATTCAACGTTTTGTAGTATACTAGAAGCTACACTAATGTTATCAACAGGGAAACCTTTTAACTTAGTAATCTTTGCAGTTAAGTTATCTCCTCTAGTTCCATCATTATTAAAGACTAGTGTTTCGCCAACTCTATACTCACTTCCAGAAGTTATAATGCCAATTCTTGATATTTGTCCGGGAGTAACTGCACTAACACTAGCAGTTTGTTCTAGTTTATTTGGAATATACAAATATGGATATTCAGAGTCGGCCTCTATAAGATTGTAAGGTTCTGTGTTTCTCTTCCATCCATTTGCTGCAACATCATAATCATCTTGATTTGATCCAAGTTGGAAATTAAATTCATTAGGAATAGAGTGGTAATTTTCTCCGATTACATATGGAAAAACCGGTTCCTTATATTTTTCAAATACTCCAGAGGTTGCAGTAAATTTATCATTAACTGTCAAGAAATATGCATAAGTCCCATTTGGATAATCAGGAGTTACGCAGAATCTTCCATTATTTTCATCAAGAACAGTTTCATCTAAAATATTATAATGAGTGTAGTCCTCAACAAAATATCCTTCGGGGAAAATACTTGTGGGAGGTCTTTCCGCTTTGATATTAAGTTCATATCCAGACTTCATCTGAGATATTACACCACCAGTTGATGATTGATACGCATATGGACCATAAATTGGATTTCCATCATACGCAAATCCTAAGATAGGAGAGTGTTTGGATGATGATTGTTCAATACTATTAACTCTTCTTAAATCACTTTCTCCATATAAAATATTACCATCTTGATCTACAGAGTAAACAGTTTCTCTAAGTTTTCTTGGGGCATATAAATGAGCATATTGAAGTTCATATTTTCCATTGACAACAATACCATCATCTTTTGTAAAATATGTGGAATATTTTTGATAAAGATTTACTCTCCACGATTTGATATTTGCATGGAATTTTGGAAGAGTTTCTGTGGATCCTGCAGGAATAACATCAATGGTTGTTGAACTTTGATCATATCCTGATCCTGGTTCAATTACATTAATTGTTGATATCGATCCATTTTCAATGACCGCAGTTAAAACGGCACCAATACCGGCACCATTAATAGCGAGATCTGGTGCTGAAAAATATCTACTTCCAGGACTTAAAACAATAACTTGAACAATTCTTCCATTACTGATAATTGGTTGAAGTTGAGCTTGGACTCCAGCATCCAATGTTATTTGTGGTTGATGATCTAAACCAATGATTTCAGAAGATCCATATCCAACACCACCATTTTCTAGGTGAACTGAAGTTACTGTTCCCCTAACAATCGGTTGAATAGAAGCTTCAAAAGTTTCCTGTCCAATTGATGAAATACCAATTTTACCAGTTAGTGTCGCAGTTATTTCTGGATAGTTAAATATGTGAGTTCCAACTCCAACTGAAGTAAGATCAACATATTGCTTTGTTCTATAATAAAACTCTGTATCGGACGCAACTCCAACTTGAGATAATTTGAATGTATTATTATCAACTTTAGTAACATAATACTCTGTATTAGTGGTCAATCCAGATATACTTGTTCCAGTGCAGGTGTATTTTACTTTTTCTCCAGAATTATAATCGTGGTTATTAATTAAAATAGAATCCGAGACAGTGCTAATTCCAGTTGCAGCTGGTGCTGTTCTTTTTTTATTCTCATAACCAGATCCATTATCAACCATATTAATAGAACTAACTACTAATTTTTTACTTACTGATTGAAGTGAATGTTTTCCAACGCCATGAGAGGTTAAAAATACAGTGTTAATTCCAGATATTGCATCCGACTGAGTTGGATGCAAACTAACCGTGGTGTTATCAATTGTTGAAACAAAGTAAGATGCGTTGGTTACTATTCCACTTACTCCATCCTGATCAGAAGTTTTGTAAATTATTTGCTCTGCATTTCTAAACTTATGATATGTTGAAAATCCAATTCTAGATTGAGTCGCTGCAGTTCCGACTGTAACTTGATTTGATACTAAATCGGCAAAAAATTCTACTTTGTGATCAATAGATTTCATATTGACCTGACCCAGAGCTCTAGATCCATTACCTCCAGTAATTGTTAGTATGGGAGTTTCTGCATAATCAAATCCAGGGTCTACGATTCTGATTTCTTTAACTCCTCCAGATATTGCCGCATATCCAGTTGCTCCAGTTCCGACAGAATCATTAATAATTAAATTTGGAACATTAATAACGTCAATATTTCTTCCAGGAGCAAGAACTTGAACATCTTCAATTTTTCCATATTTGACAACATCATTAGATTTATAATTTAATAGTTCAACACCATTAATAAACATACCAGTGGATCCTGGTTTTGTTTTATTAACAGTTCCATCATTAATTGGAATAGAAAACTCTCTGAGTAATTTTTGAGATACTAAATTTTGACCATTTAATTCAAATGGTTTTATTGAACTACCAACAACAGTAGTTTCTTCGGATAGAGATATAAAATTTGAATTTAAAATATCATTTCTACTTTTTGCAAATTGCAAAGTAAATCCATCAACTCTTTTGACAAAATAAAGCCCGTCATCAAAAAGTCCAGTTCCTCTAACTGTTCTGGTGTCTGAACTTCCAGAGTCATTGATAAAAGATTCATTAACTAATCCAGCAGAATAGTAAATTGCATCCCCAGTGTAAAAACCATGCTCTTGACCTGGAGATATATTAAATGTATCTCCATTGAAAGTTCCAGAAAAAGTAACTTTTCTAGAGGAAACATCCAACGGTAAAGAATCATAATGAGGAACTGATGGCGAAGCAACTAGATAGTCGTTTCCTTTATTATAAACATTAGATACATCAGTGGAAAACTGATCTATATTTGAAAATGTATTCGATTTTCCTTTTAAAATAGTTCTTTTAATTTTATATACTAAATTTAAATCAAGAACACCTTGCCCTCTAACAGTAAAACTCTTGGAGGAAGTAACTGCAATAATTCTTGTTTGTTTTGTTGTTCCATCACTCAAAACAAATACGGCAGAATCTCCTGGATTAAATCTAGGAGTAACATTTAATGTGACCCGATAAGTATTGTCAGAGGAATCAATTAATTCTAATTTACTTACTTTGTAAATTGGGGATATATTATAAAACCAATTTCGTGATCTCTTGCTATTATCAAAGCATCCGAGATTTGATATATTAACTTTTCCACCTTTCTCTAAATCATTCGTATTCGATGGTAAATTAATGGTTCCTAGAACGGAATTAATTCTAACTTTAATAATTTCATTTTGATCTAACTTAGATCTTCCATATGCAAAAGTATTAACACCAACGGTAGTAGCATCAGAAATAGTGTTAGTTACATTACTAACACCAAAAAATTGAGTTAAAGATTTTGAAGTGTAAGATACTACTCCAGTAGTAGTATCATTATAAGAAACATATAACTCTCCTGTAGAACCAAATCCAACTGTAGAATCAACATCTAGTATTGTTGATCCAGAGGAAACTTGCCCAATAATTCTTGTTGTTGGTTCTACAGCAAACTTTCCATATATTGAACCATCTACACCAATATCTCTATTATATCCACCATCAAATTTAAGTTTATAAAAAGTTTGGCCAGAACCAACAGATATTTTTTCAATATCAGTAACTGGCGCATATGCTTTGTTTATATTTGACCCAAATTTATATTGCTCTTGATATAAAGTTGCATTCTCTAAATTTTCTGGATTTCCTTCAATAGGTTCTACCACCAAATCATTGGTAATTCTATATTCTGCATTTGATGGAGATATTAGAAAATCTCTAGGTTTGATAATTTTTACATTTTCATTATATAAAGCTTTGAATAAAATTTCAAACGATACGTCAGTTCCTTTGCTTAAGTAAAAATCTTTTGCTTGCTTTATGAATAAATTTTGATTTACTTCCGAATTTAAAGTTCTATTTTCAAATCCAGGTAAAAATTGAGTTTTTGTTTTTGTTAAAAATTCTTTTAGAAATAAACAACTTAAATTTTTAATCGTGGACCCAGATTTATGATCATCAGACTCAGTTTCTTTAAATACAACTTCTTCTTTATTGATCTCACTTCTATATGAAGTAATTCCAACAAATCCTCTAATACATCCAGTAAAGGAAAAGTCAGTTTTACCAGTGTATGTTATTAACTCATCATTAATCTGCAAAAGACCATATGAATCTGGAAATCCATAAGATCCTGTTGGAGATTCTCCGGGGTCAATATTAATTGTTGTTGCATCAAAATCAAGATCTCCACTCAGAATAACAGTTTCAGATAGATTTGTAGTTTCATCTAATTTAATATATCTGTCAATATTTTGAATTAAATCAATAGGACCACCTTGATATTCTTGCCCAAGATAATACTGTGTTAAAAATTCAGAAATGAGTGGGAAGTCTTCCTTCACATATGAAGGAAGTTGATTAGATACAATGTTATTAAACTGAACTCTGGTTTCTGACATTTTATGATTTTATCGTCTTTGTGTTTAAATTAAATTTAGTAAGAGTAAGATCCACCCGATGATCCACCAGCTGAACCGGCAGTTGAGGTAGTTGATTGTGGAGTGGTTGCAGTAGACTGAGTAGACTGTTGTACTACTGTTCTTGATGTTGCTGTAGAAGAACCTCCTGTAGATGTTCCAGCGATGTTAGACGCATCTGGACCGCCTGAACGAACCAAATTACCATTTGGATAACTAGAGGACACAATGTAACTGGAGGCAGAGGGATCTAAACCAGATGCTATGTCATCAACAACAGTTTCAAAGTTACTGTTACTTATATCTAGTTGCAAATAAAGATCCTGTAATCCGACAACATCATTAGACGTTGGAGTTACTTCAATTTCAATAGTTGGTTGATTATCTTTTAATTTTCCACCCAAAACATTGACGGGGTTTAGGGTAATTATTCCATTAACGTAGTTTATAACGCCAACATTTCTTCTTACAATAGTTGGCGATTGAGATCCAATACTTGGCAATGTAAAGAAGAAAAGACTTCCTGTAGTTCTATTTGTATCAGGAATATCAGATAAGTAAACGTTTTGATCAATTCCAACAACTCTAAACGCAGATGTTTTAATATTATATCCACTCATACTTTTAATATGGAAAGAATTTCCAAATCCAATCGAATATTCTGCAAAGGTGTCTAAAACTACTCTCAAGTCCCTTCTCATGGACACAGTGGTGATGTTTGAAGTCACTGACTCATGACTATCATCTACCATTTTTAAAAATTTGCTATATTTAAATCTTGCTCCATATTTGTTCAGTTCACTAGACTCTGAATATTTCGTTGTATTGTTCTGAACAACCGATGAAACAAAAGATGCTGATGGTGCTAGGTTTGAATTATAATAAATCTTCGTATTGACCTCAAGATACAAATACTTAAGATCTAAAATTTCAGGAACAATTCCTGCAACTGCATATTTTTTTAACTTGTTTTTTATATTCTGCTTGATCAAATTTGGAATGAAATCACCAAATCTAGGTTTGATACTAATAAAAACCTTTCCATATTGTGGAGGGACTAACTCTTCACCACCAAAAACTGAGATTGATTCAGTTTCAGGATAAATTTTCGCGGGAATAATTGTTTCATAATCATTTGCAGTTAAAGCTCTATTCTGAGATGCATAAATTCTTGGTGCAAATTTCTTAATTGACTCTACACCCTCAATAGTTTCTCCTCCAGATGCTGGTATTTCGGTTGTGAGGAGTGAAATACCAGCGGTTACTGTGTATTCTTGAGAATTTCTTACATATACCAATCTACCTGCAAACGTAAATTGACTCACTCCGTTTGCAGCATCACCATTTGATGTAATATAATCCACTGTAATAAAATTGTTATCTTGGAGTTTATTACCAAAAACTCCATCTCCAAAAAATACTTGATATCTTTCATCTTCAACTTCTTGAAGATAATA